CAGCTTAACCATAACCCCCAAAACAACGAGAATGAACTCTGCTAGTTGCACCAACTACACAGTAATCCATCTCATCGATGGTATTCTGATCCGCCTCCACGCGGTACGACCTGAATGGAAGTACCGTCATGGTGGTCCAAGGCAGTGGTTGTATGTGGCTGAGCCCAAGACTTCTTTCGAAGTCGAATTAGCTCAAGTCGCCACCACCCTGTCGGATCCCTCGTTTCCCCCCTCGGAGGAAAGAGTTAAGGGAGGCGGCTACCGCCTCCCTGACGGGACCGTCACTATGGTCCCCCCTCCTCCTAAGCTCGAAAGCGGCGCCGCCCTGCCCGCCCCCAAGCCTGGCCAAGTCCACCACTCTGTGGATTGGCGCCTGCTTCACATTCTCTCCGGCCTCCGTGCCGTTCTCCTCGTTCTCGTGGACTCCTGTGGCTCTTGCGCCCAGAGTCCCGACTTCGTCGGGAACCAACCCTGGACGGACTCAATCGCTGTCATCAAGGCGATGAGATCCTGGTCGGAAGAAGACTTCGTTCCTAATGCGAAGTACTGGAAAGACTGGCCGCTCGCTCGCTTACTCAAGCAGCAGCTGCCCAACCGTCCTCCCAGTTGGAAGTATGGCCCCATGGCGTGCTTATTCACGGGCGAGACCGGCCGATATTGGAATCGTATTGCAACATACGACACAACTCGGCCCGACTCGTTCGTGTTTTACCGCGCTGCGTTCGGACTCTCACAGTCTAAGCGTGGCTTCGCTGCGGTACCGCGATCCTTTGTTAAGCGATCGTTGGAAAAGCACGCCCGCCAACTCTCGACTCCTCCGACTTCGGACCCCGACATGGAGAGTGCTCGCATCTTTGCCGAGACATTCTTCGAGGGCTTCCGAATCCCGGACATCCTCAAGTCCCTTCCGGACATTGAGGGCACGCTTCGCGCGTGCGTCGAGAACCCTAGGCACGCCGGCGGCGCCCGGGAGTTCCTACGCCACCTCGCGCGTAAACACCACGGTATGCTTGACAGCTACCCGGTCAGTTATTCCGGACTCGCCAGTGTCCTGGAGGAAACTCCAGAGGCATTGCCCGTGTACGTGAAGACCCGAGAGCCTCTCGTTCGCATGATCGAGATCTCTCCTGGTGTTATCGTCGAGGAGCATGGACTCCCCCCTCTCTCTCCCGAGGACTGGCGGGTCCTCGTAAACAACCACTCACCGCAGAACGCCCGTGAATACCTCCCGCCAGGGGTACAGGATGCAGTCGACCGACTCATCGATAGCGAACCTGAAGCCACGAACTTCCCAACTTGCAAAGTTGCGGAGGTCCTCGAGCCTCTCAAGGTCCGCCTCATCACGGCGATGGACGCGCTACGGACACACGTTGCTCGGCCGCTTCAAGCGGCCCTGTGGCGTTACCTCCGTGCGAGCCCTGTGTTCGCCCTCATCGGGGAACCTATATCGGAGGACCTCTTGCAGGACCTCTGTGCTAGGCACCTCGCCGACGGCGGCGGCTCCAATGATCCCTGGGCGAGTGGGGATTATAGCGCAGCGACGGACGGATTGGACATCCGTTTCTCGCGATTGGTGATAGAGGTCGTTCTCTCAAAACTACGTACGGAAGACAAGTGGCTTGCCCCTTTCCTCGCCTCAATTCTGGATCAGCAGATCATCACGTATCCTGCTTGGGCCAAGCTGCCCGCGATCTTACAGAAGAATGGCCAGTTGATGGGCTCAGTCCTCAGTTTTCCGGTGTTATGTCTCGCGAACTTCTTCGCATTCATACAGTCCCGACCCAACGCGGCCGCCATCTTGCGCAGCCGTCGGTTGATGGATCGTCAGCCCGTGTTGATCAACGGAGACGACATTCTCTTCCGTGCGACCGAAGAGCGCTACAAAGTGTGGCTCTCTGAGATCGCAAAGGTTGGGTTTGTCCCCTCCGTCGGTAAGAACTTCTTCCACCCTAGGTTCTTCACCGTCAACTCGGTCCCGATCGAGTACTTGCCGTCCCCGACTCCTTACCAGTTCTGGAGCCAGTTTAGCTGGGCAGACATGGAGGAAATCGCGGCTCCCTGGAACATCAACCAGGCCCCGCGGATCTCTATTCGAGGTTTCCTCAATGTCGGTCTACTCACCGGGCAGGCAAAACTCACCGGCCGGGAGGCCCTCGGTGCCCTACCTCTCGCGGGTTGGCACGCCGGGTCGGTCCTCGAGGCTCTCAATCCCCTTCAGGCGCATAAGTGGTTTCTCCATTATCATCTCGAAGAGATTCAGCGACAGACACGTTTCGGGTCTACGACTCTTAACATCTTCGCCCACCCTCTTCTTGGTGGTTTGGGATTCCAGATCCCTGTCGGGGTAGAGCCTCGGTTCTCCCCAGAGCAACGGAGGATTGCTCGAGCGCTGTTCTTATCCGCGTCCGCCTCATATGAAGGCCAGGAATCGCGATTCGAACTGGACTCCCTTTTATTCCTGGAGTCAAGGACAGCCGCACCCCTCTCCTCCCTCGGGAACCGCCGTCGTCGCGTGGAAGTCGAGCTTTATCCGACTGGGACACCGCTCCCAGAAGGGTATTCTCCTTTCACCGACTCGACGGGTGTCCAGCCTCTCGCCATGGTCCACGATCTCCCCTCATCAGAGGATGACCTGCCGACCATCGCGAGGTGCCGACTTTCCTCGAGGCGGATCAGACAACTTATCCACCGATTCGACGACACCGTCGACCTTCATCCCTTGGAGCTTATGACTCAGTTCCCGTACACACCTGTACGCGTGACTCGGTCCGAGCTTATCGCGGATAAGGGAGTTGTTATTCCAGAAGAGAGACCCTTTTCAAAGGTCTACTCCATGGAGATCCCCTTCCAGGACGTTCCCGTGCCTGAGGCGGCCGAAGAGCCGGTCCTCCCCAAAGTCTACGAGCCGGAAGACTGGGAGACCGCCACGGTCAGCCTCCGAGTGATCAATCCGATCGTAGCTCCCTATGTTCCACCGCCGCTCTCTCCTGAAGAGAGGTACCGACGAATGGAAGGTAGGCGCCGCCAGGTCCTGTCTCGTGAGCAGAATGCCCGCAACCGCGGCATGATCTACGCACGTTCAGCACTTGAGCAGAGCTATTTTGAGATCTGAGGATCACAAAGTCTTCTCGCATCAGACTTAAAAGAGATCGTGACATGGGCTTAGGCCCCGGGTCCGTGAGGACCGGCCGTGCCCGCGTGCCTAAACCGCGGGAATTGGGTCATTGAGGCTAAGGAGCCCAAAACGGTGTCGCGACGTGCGACTTAATAGTTCCGTGCTAAACAGAATGCCGAGAGACTGCACGGCGCTCTCCGACCATTCGGCCCTCTCTGATGTACAGTCCGTCCCGTCTGGATGGATCCAATACACAGACAAACCCAAGATGACCAAGCGCAATGCTTCATCATCCCGAGCTCGTTCAGCCAACAATCGAACCCGCCGTCTCCGCGGCAAAGGAGACTACTCAGAAGACATTCGAAACGAGACGAATGTCGCCACCCGTCTTGAGAAGAAGATCGACCACTTGGAGCGAAGCCTCGTCCATGCTACCCCCTCCATTGCGAAGGGCGCTAGCATTGCGGGCCGGGCTCTCGGCTCTCTTTTGGGCCAAGGAGATCTTGGTGCCATGGCTGGAGAAGGCTTATCCAAGCTCTTCGGCTTTGGCGACTATCGCGTTGCTGTTAAAGGCAACTCTCTCATGGCAGGGACCACTAGCACACCTGTGCCTAAGTTTAGTGGCGACGGCCGCCGAGGAACTCGCATCACCGAGCGCGAGTTCATCGGCAACGTCCTTACAGGAAGCGTGGTTTCTGGATCCTCCGTGTTTAACAACGCGGTCTATCCCGTCAACCCCATCGACTCCAACACTTTCCCTTGGCTCTCCAGGATCGCACAACAGTTCGATCAGTGGGAGCCCCACGGAATCGTGTTCGAATACCGAACCACTTCCTCCACCTTTAACGGCACTTCACAGGCCCTCGGTGCGGTCATTATGGCCACAGACTACGACTCACTAGACGCTGCCTTCCGTGACAAGCAGCAGATGGAGAACGCGGACTATGCTTGCAGCACTGTCCCTTCTCAATCTCTCCTTCACGGGTTGGAATGCGACCCACGTGAGCGTCCCCTCGAGGTGATGTACACCCAGACGCGGGCTGGAAACCAGAACTTTTCAAGTTTGGGTAACTTCCAAATCGCGACACAAGGGTGTTCGACCGCTGGAACCACGTTGGGCGAGCTCTGGATCTCCTACGACATTACCTTCTACAAGAAGGTTCTGCCTGAGCACTCCGAAAGCTCTCCTTTCGTCAACATCAACAACAAGGCCATCGCCCTCAGTCAGCTGTTCAAGCCGAACAGCGCGACCATCGCGAAGGACATCACCGTTGCTTTGATTCCGGGGTACGGTACGAGGTTCGTATTTCCCCCTTCTCAGAGCTCCGGAAGATATCTCTTCCTCGCGTACATGAGCGAGTTCCTTTCTGGTGACCTAGGGCAAATTGTCCCCTTCGGTCATAAGAACTGCGAACAGGTCTCCGGTTACGCCGGTACCAACACTGGTATCGGTACTCCCGGCGTCTCGTCCTCGGTGATCAACATCACTGGACCCGGCGCCTGGTTCCACACGGGCCTTAAACAAGGCACACCACCTCAAGAGGCAAATGCGAAGATGATCCTGATTCCTATCGACTTCGATACGAACTGGGACGTCACACCGCCTGTGTAAGCTGGGCCTCTGCCCCTTACTCTACTTCTGAGTGACTGGACGGTCCTCGACCGTCCAGCAACCCGTCGGGGAGCCCCACCGGGCCCACCCCCCCCG